AAGAGAGTAAAGGGAGATAATAAATATAGTAAATTTAAGTTATCAGAAGATGATTGGAGATTCACTAATTTAATAACTGATGATTTCGAAAGATTGAATTATAAGTGCCAATTATTTTATGATCTTTTCTTATTTTATTTCTTGAATAGACATAAGTACACTGAATTCTTTAATTTAGCAAGAGATTTTCTCATAGACTATAACTTCTTTAGTCTAATGAATTCAACTGTTAAAAATATTGTCTCTATTTCTAAATACGCTAATGTTTTAACTATGGCTGACTGGGCTAATTATACTAATCTTTGCAAAAAGTATATTTATTCTAATCTTATAAAGAATCCTTTAGAACATTATTATTCAAAAAAAACAGTGGAGACTTATTCTAGTATTATCAGAAGTGTTCAATCCATTATTAGAGATTCAGACAATACTAGAAATTTAGACAAAAACATATCCTTTGAAAAAAAAGATTCTTTTAAATTATCATCTATTATTAATTTCATTGAAGTCAACACTAAATACAATCTGGCTTTCAAAGATGTGACAAGATACAATCACGATCTATTGAAATTTAATAGAGAAATAATGATTAACAATGAAGTCCTGAAAAGCTCAAAATTTTATTATGATGAATTTAAAAATGATGAATTCACTATTGAAAACCTTGATCATAAGTTCATCTCAACTTCCTGTCTATCTCACTCTTTAAATGTTCTTTTGTCTTCTGATAGTAGATTTCTTAAAAATGAAAAAGTTGAAGAATTTTTAGAAAAGTATCTATGGAAAAAGTTCAGCAAGAACTTTCTATCTAATAAGAAAATGATGAGCCATAAGATAATAAGAATGAGAGCGACAGAGAAAGATGAAAAGAAAATTAATGAAAGAAAATATAAGTACTATTCTATAAAACAGAACACTATTATAGGTTTTGAGTCTTTTATTGAAGATTTTTTTGAATTCAGTGAAACAATCAATCCTGTGACATTTGTCAACAAAGTGCTAAAGATGATCGTCGAGAATCATAAACTTGAGAATTCAGATGTCTCCACAATGGTCAATCTTTGCATTGTCTCAAAGAAAGAGCAGCATGAGGGATCTCGAGAAATCTATATACTTAACATGTTTAACAAAGTGTTAGCTTGGATCAATCAATCTATATTTAGATATTTTTGTAAAAAAAGCAACTTAGAGTTGGTAGTGAAATCAATGGAAGAAAAAATGAAAAAAATAAGGGAATCTACAAAATTAATTTTTTCTGAGAGAGAATTTGAGGTACTTTACCATAATGGAGACATGGGGAAGTGGTCAGGTCAGGATGTTTTTGTAAAATTCATTTATCTGATAGACATAATGTATTCTAAAAATATGATCAGTTCCAATATTCACAAATTAAGCAAATTTTCATTCATGAAGATGAAAGATTTGTCTTGTGTTTATCTGAATAATAACAAATATAAATTAGAGGATATAAAAGATATGAAAGAATTCAAGAGTCTTTTTTCAGCACAG